CAGCAGGCGCAGGGCTTGGAGCAGCGTAAGCATCAGGCCGAAGAGGTTTCGCGGTTTACCGGCGTGCCCCGCCCCCTGTTAATGTTCGATGAGACGAGCTGGGGCAGCGGGATTGAGCAGCTTGGCTTGTTCCTCGTCACCTACTGCCTGCTCCCGTGGTTCAACGCCTGGGAGGAAGTTGTCGCGCAATCGCTTCTGACCGAAGTCGAGCAGATGACCCACTACGCGAAGTTCAATGAGGCGGCGCTGCTACGCGGATCGTTGAAGGATCAGGCTGAGTTCTTGGCCAAGGCGCTCGGCGGACCGGGCGCGACCGGCTTCATGATGCCGAACGAGGCTCGCGAGAAGATGGATATGAATCCGATCGAGGGCGGCGACCGCCCGAACTGGGGAATTTCAGATGCACCTACGCAGCCCGCATAGCCGGGTCTGGGCGAAGGCCCGGCCCGGTGCCATGCCGATGCCCGCACAACGCGACGTGCAAGCATTCACCAAGCCGTCCGTGCTCGACAAGTGGGCTGATGAGTCCGCCGGCGTTCGCGCGCTTACGACCGGCGACAACGTGATCGCCATGTTCGATGTGATCGGGGAAGATTTTTGGTCCGGCGGCGGCGTCACTGCCAAGAAGGTCGCGGCCCAGCTTCGTGCGATCGGTGATCGTGCCGTTGAGGTGCAGATCAATTCGCCTGGCGGCGACATGTTCGAAGGCATCGCGATCTACAACGTGCTCCGCGAGCATCCGCAGCCCATTTCCGTGAAGGTTATGGGGATGGCCGCGTCGGCAGCGTCGATCATCGCGATGGCGGGTGACACCGTGGAGGTGGGCGCCGCATCCTTCATCATGATCCACAATTGCTGGGTCATGGCGATGGGAAACCGCCACGACATGCGCGAGACCGCAGACTTTCTGGAGCCGTTCGACGCCGCGATGGTCGATGTCTATGCTGCCCGCTCGGGTCAGAGCCCCGCGGACATCAAGAAGTGGATGGACGCAGAGACCTTCATGTCGGGCAGCATGGCGATCGAGCGCAAGTTCGCGGACGCCCTGCTTCCCGCCGACCAGACCAAGACGGACGATGCCGCCAAGGCTTCCGATCGTCACTTCAACGAATTGCGCGGCGCCGAGCGCTCTTTCATTGCGGCCGGGTTGCCGCGTGAGGAAGCCCGCGCCCGCGTCGACTCTATCCGGGGCAAGCGTGATGCGGCTCCGGTTGACGCCTCCACGCGGGATGCGGGTGGCCCTGACTGGACGCACGATGCGTCCAACCTTTTGGCTGCCCTTCGGGGCTAGGAGACTTCAAAATGCGAAATATTTCCCCTGCGCTGGCGGGCGTCGCCCCGCGCGCGCTCATCGGCACCATCCGTGCAGACATGTCCGACCCAAAGGCGCTCATCGGCCAGCTCAACGCTGCGTTCGAAGAGTTCAAGTCGACCAACGATGCGAACGTCGGCAAGAAGGCGGATGATGCCGTCGTCACCGCCAAGATCGAGACGATCAACTCGGAACTGAGCCGGCTGGAGTCGGCGCTCGACGCCGCCAATGCTCAGATCGCCGCTGCCGCCCTGGCCCCCGGTGATATGGAGCCGACCAATCCCGAATATATCTCGGCGTTCAAGGCGCACATGCGTCGTGGCGACGTGTCGGCAGCGATGTCTGTCGGTTCGGCGCCGGACGGCGGCTATCTCGCTCCGGTCGAGTGGGATCGCACCGTCACGAACAAGCTGAAGCAGATCAGCCCCATCCGCGCCAATGCTCAGGTCATCCAGATCAGCGGCAACGGCTTCTCGCGCGTCTACAACGACGGCGTGATCGGTTCGGGCTGGGTCGGTGAGACCGCGGCGCGGCCGGCCACGACGACGCCGGGCCTGACCTCGCTGGCGTTCAACACCGGCGAGATCTACGCCAACCCTGCGATCACGCAGACGGCGCTCGACGACGTCGCGATCAATCTGGAGCAGTGGCTCGCAGATGAAGTCGACGGCGAGTTCGCCATTCAGGAGAACATCGCGTTCCTGTCCGGCAACGGTACCAACAAGCCGACCGGCATCCTGAACTACGTCACCGGCGGTGCCAACGCGGCGACCCACCCGTTCGGCGCCATCCCGACGACCACTGTCGCTGGCGCGGCTGCGGTGACCACCGACGAGGTTGTCGATCTGGTCTACGCTCTGCCGAGTGAGCGCAATCAGAACGCCAAGTTCTACCTGAACCGCTCGACGCTCGCCAAGCTGCGCAAGCTGAAGGATGGCCAGGGGAACTACATCTGGCAGCCTACCTACGTGGCCGGCGAGCCCTCGACGTTGCAGGGCTATCCGGTCGTTGAAGTGCCTGGGATGCCGAACATGACGACCGGCCTCGTGTCGATCCTCTTCGGCGACATGGCGGCGACCTACCTCGTGATTGATCGCGTCGGCATTCGCGTGCTGCGCGACCCGTTCACGAACAAGCCGTTCGTCCACTTCTACACCACCAAGCGTGTCGGCGGCGGGGTCCAGAACCCTGAGTACATGCGCGCCGTCAAGCAGGCGTAATCCCGGCGGCGGGTTGACGCTCGCCGCCTCTTTTTCGGAGAATAGCCATGACCGTCAAGAAGACCGTCGACACGACCGACGTTAAGCTGTCGGACTTCCCCGGCATTGCCGATACGTCGATGATGCAGGTCGATACCCTCACCCCGGCCACTGACGTGGCGGCATCGGGCGCGATGATCGAGCCGACCATCGTCGAGCGGATCGACACCAGCCACCCGGCCGTCGACAATGAGCCGCGCAAGGGCGCACCGAAGCTCAGCAATCAGATCGATTTCAACGATCCGACGCTGCCGCAGGCGGAAGCCGTCGAGGCGAACCTCAAGGCGTAAGCCTCTGGGCGGGGCCGGTTGCCCCTGACCGGCCCCGTTACCCTTCATCACTGAGGTGCCCGCATGACCATTCAGGAGATGCGGGACGCGCTGGGCTTAGGCCCTAATGTCAGCGACGAAGATGTGATCGCGGCTTACGGCGCATCACTCCTGGCAGCGCAGGCGAGCCCGCTCACGCTGGAGGATGCAAAGGCGCATCTTCGCGTAGATGGCGACGACGAAGACGACCTGATCGACGGCTGCATTGCTGCTGCGGTGGATCATGTTGAGCGCTTCACCGGGTTGGTGCTTACGCGCCGGCTGGTGACGGAAACCCTGTGGAACTGGGGCGATCGGCTGAACTCGTGGCCTGTCCGCGGCATCGTAAGCGTCAGCTATGTGGACGCGCTCTATCTGGAGCAGGATTACGACCTGACGGCGCTGCGGGTGAACCTCGCGGCACGTCCGGTGCGGCTAGGCACGAACGTGCGGTGGCCACTCGTCTACGGGCACAACGCGCCGATCACCGTTGTGGTGGACGCGGGGTATCTGACCTCCGCCGAGGTGCCCGCATCCGTTATGCAGGCGATCAAGCTGCTGGTGGGTCATTTCTTCCGCAATCGTGAGGCGGCATCAGTCGGCGTCACGGTCACTGAGGTGCCGATGGCAGTAGATAGCCTGCTGCGCTCGCATCGTCTGGTGGGCCTGTAATGGACGCTGGCTCGCTTGATCGCCGCATCACCCTGCTACGATCGGCGCTGATCAACAACGCATACGGCGACCCTGAGCCGGGCTACAGCGAGCTTGCGACGGTTTGGGCTAGCGTGAAGCCCGGCCCTGGCAACGAGCGTCTGGCGAGCGCTGAGAACGCCGCCAATGCGCCGACTGTGTTTCGGGTGCGCTGGTCGGCTGATGTGGCTGACCTCAACCCGAAGGACCTGGCTGAGTACGACGGGCGCCGGTTCAACATTCTGTCCGTGGTTGAGATCGGCCGACGAGACGGGCTGGAGATCGCGGCGACCGGACGCGCTGACTGATGGCTGCCGGTGTCACGATCAAAGTCGAAGGACTGAAGGATCTAGACCGTGCCCTCGGTGAGTTAGGCAAGTCGGCGGGCAAGGCGGTGTTGCGGCGGGTGGCGAAGAAGGCGCTGGAGCCATTTGACGCAGCGTGGCGGCAGAAGGCCCCGCACCTCACGGGTGAGCTGGAGACCAGCGGCGGCATCGGGACGAAGCTAACGCAGCGGCAGGCTCGGCTAAATCGCAAGCGCGAGGACAAGTCGAGCATTGAGATGTTCGCCGGCCCGAATAACCCCGCCGCTGTGCCGCAGGAGTTCGGCACCGTCGACCAGCGGGCACAGCCATTCATGCGCCCTGCTTGGGAGCAGACGCAATCCGAAGTGCTGGTCAATGTTGAGACCAGCCTTGGCTCAGAGATCGAAAAGACGGCGAAGCGCCAGCAAGCGAAAGCGGCTCGGCTGGCTGCGAAAGGCTAATCGATGTCGATGAGCGCAGACCTTCGCGATCGCCTGATCGCCACGGGCGTTGTTGCCGAGAGAGTTTACCGAGACGAACGCCCGCAAGGTTCGCCCCTGCCCTGTGTCCGTCTGCAAGTCGTGAGCGACCCCCGCCCCAGCACCTACGAGGGGCGGCAAGCGATGCGAAGTACATCGGTTCAACTGGACTGCATGGGCACCAGCCGCGGTCTGGCCGATGCCATTGCCGATGCCATGATCGACGCTGCCGAGCCCGGCGCGACGGTGGGCACCACCAAATTTACCCGCGCCTTTGTTGAAGCCAGCCGCACCTACAGCGACCGGGCCGATGATGGCGTGCTTATCTTCGTCACCTCGCTCGACTTGGCGATTTGGCACCAACCGGCCGCATAGGAGGGCCTTTGAATGTCTGACGCACTGATCGGGTATGGCACCCGCCTATACATGGCCGCAACGGCTGGCGCGACGGCGCTGACCAAGCTCGCGGAAGTGACGAGCGTGTCGCTTCCGAATGAGCAGGTCGCAGAGATCGAGGTCACTCACTACGAGAGCCCCGGCCGCACCCGCGAGTTCATCGCGGGCTTCAACGATGCCGGCGAAATCTCGATGGAGATGAACTGGATTCCCGGTTCTGCGACCGACGACCTGATCGTCACCGCTAAGGGCGACGGCCTGACACGCACCTTCCGCGTCGTCACCCCAGGCGAAGACGGACAGCAGTACACGTTCCCCGGCTTCGTGCGTGGCTATGAGCGTTCGGCGCCGATTGACGACCGCATGACGGCGACTGTCACGATCCGCGTTGCCGGTGCCGTCGTTCAGGCCGCTGCCGCAACTGATCCTACGGTTCTGGCCTAATGCCGACGCCTGACGGCAAGGTGACGTTCGAGGCCGCGGGCGTCACGCACACCTTGCAATTTACGACCAACGCGCTGTGCATGTTGGAAGAGAAGCTTGGCAAGACCACTGTCGAGATCGCTACCGAGATGCACTTCAACCCCGGCATCGTGACGACGCGGGCCATGTTCTGGGCTGCGCTAGGCGACCACAGCAAGACCTTGGCGCAGATTGGCGACCTGATCGACCAGGTGGGGCCGCTGACGGCAACCAACCTCGCCAAGGCTGCCTATGCCGCAGCCTTCCCAGAGCTTCAGGAGGAAGCTGACGAAGCAAACCCTCCAACCGCGGCGGCTGGCTAGCAGCGCACGAGCAGTGGTGCTCCTACGGGTTCGCCTCTGACCTGTTCTGGCAACAGACGCCGCGGATTATCTCATCGGCTCTCGATGGAGCGATGAAGCGCGAACAGCGCGATTACGAGAAGTTGGCGATCAGCGCGAAGTGGGTTGGTTCACTAGCCCAGGTTGATCCTCGGAAGCAGCCAACCGTCGACAAGATGCTCGGCAAGAAACAGGCGAAGCGGTCGATGGCCGGTCGCGAGATTGACCACGCGATGCGGGCTTGGGCTCGCGCGACGGGGTAGCCCGTTGGGAAAGGAGCGCCCATGCCTAGCAGCACGATCGGCGCGCTTCGTGTGGTCCTTGGTCTGGACTCGGCCCAGTTTTCATCGGGCGCGAAGGCTGCCGAAAACCGCGCTGAGCAGATGGGGCTCAAGATCGGCCGCTCTATGCGGGGCGCGGCCGGTGGTGTGTCTGACCTGGCGAGAACTATCAACGGCCTTACAACCGTTGTTGGGGCGGGCACCGTGCTCGTGCTCGCCAGCCAAGCGTTGGATTACGCATCTTCCCTTGGGGAGGTGTCGCAGCAGCTTGGCGTTACCACCAAGGATTTGCAGGAGTATCGCTACGCCGCCTCGCAGGTTGGCATCTCCAGCGAGGAAATGGACAAGGCGCTCGCCAAGCTCACCGTAACGATGGGGCAAGCCCGCGACGGTGTTGCGAAGCCGGTAGCGGCTTTCAAAGAGCTTTCCGACATCCTCGGCAAGGATGTGCTGAAGAACGCCGCTACCGCTGGCGATGCAATTCCGCTCATCGCGGACGCTCTTAGCAAGGTTGAAGACCCCGCTCGACGTGCCGCCTTAGAGGTCTCGCTGTTCGGTAAGACCGGGCAGAAGCTAGACACCCTGCTCGCCGGCGGGTCTGGCGCGGTCAACGAGCTTCGTGACGCGGCACAATCGCTCGGGGTGGTGCTGAGCGAAGACCAGATCGCCAACGCCGACAAGACGGCAGACAAGATCACCGAACTAAAGCTGGTGCTCGAGGCCAACATCGCTGGCGCCGTGGCGAACAATGCATCGGCCATCTACAGCCTGATCGACTCCCTTACCGCGCTGATCGGCAAGGTGCCTTATGCGATCAACGCCCTCGCGAAGTTCCGCGACTATGTGGCGATCGGGCAAGGCACAATCCGTGGGGCGCTGGCTACGGTTACGTTCAACGGTAACGAGCGCGCTGGCGCGAACGCCCAGGTTGCGGCTGCTACTGCCGACCTCCGCACCCGGCAGAACTTCGGCAAGCCTTTCTTCGGCGACAAGATCAACGCGGGCGTAGCGGCATACGGCACGCGGGTCGGTCGTACGTCGACAGGTGCTGGCGCCGGCGTCGTGGGTGACGGTGGAGCCAAGAAGGCCGCTTCCGACGCAGCGCGGCGCGCACGGGATGCCGAGCGTGCGGCGGAGAAGGCCGCGCGCGACGAAGCGCAGTATCAGCAGGATCTATCCCGTGCCGAGTCCGAGCGCATCAGTGCCATTCTTGACCTGACCGTCAACGAGACGCAGCGGCTAGAGATTGAGCGTGAGTTGAACGATCGCGAGCGCCAAGGCCGGCTGACGCAGATCGCCAACGACAATGATCTGAGCGCAGCGCAGAAAGCGAAGCTGACCGCGCTTGCCGAGGACACCTACGGATTGCGGCAGAATCTGATCACTCGCGAGAGCGAGGAACGGCAAGCGGCCGACGCGCTCGAATTGGTACAGTCACGTAACGACAACGAGCAGGACATCCTCTCCGCGCAGCTTGGCTTGGCGCGCACCAGCAAGGAGCGCAGCCGGCTTGAGTTGCAGATCCTAGACCTTCAATTCGCGCAGCTTCGCGCAACGCAGGATGCGGTTCTGGCATCTAAGACATCGACCGATGCTGAAAAGGCGATGGCTACGGCTCGGCTTCAGACCCTGAGTACGCTGGAGGGAGCAGGACGCACGAAGGCAGCTCGCGACGCACAGGGGCCGCTCGCTCAGTACCTCGACAACATCCCCAAGGGAGCTGACGAGGTAAACGAAGCGCTAGAGCGCATCCAGGCGGAAGGCGTTAGCTCGCTCATCGACGGGCTTTCTGACCTGCGCGGGGGCTTCGAAGGTTTGGCCGATACGGTATCCGACGTTGCGGATCAGATCGTCCAGTCCCTCGTAAAGATAGCTTTGCAGAAGGGCTTCGAGGCTCTGGTTAAGGCTCTCGATAACAGTCAGTCGGGTAGCGGCGACAGCATTGCGGGAGCGCGAGCGGGCGGCGGCTCGGTGATCGGGGGCAAGAGCTATCTTGTCGGAGAGCGCGGTCCTGAAATCTTCCGCGCACCAGGCAGCGGCAACATCAT